TCTTTTTCCATTGAAGCTAGTTTTTCTTTCATAGCTTCAATATCTTGTAATAGTTTAGTTTTATCTGTTTTCATTTATCTTCCTTTAATACATATTCACTTGCTTTAATTACAGCTTCTACTTCTGTATTTGCCATAAAGTAAAGTAAATTAAACTCTCTATTTCCAATTTCATCTTCAGAGTAATAGTTTATTTTAGCATAAGCTTTTTCATCTTGTTTTCTGTAAGCTGGTTCATCAGATAAACCAGAGATAATTTGATAACCTTTATCCATAGCCCATTCTTTGCAATCAAAGAAAAAGGTATATAAGTTTATATTTTTATATGCATTTAATGTATCTTTATCTGTTGTTATATCGCAGTTATATACTGCTTCAAATAACTCTTTGCTTATTTCTACTTTGTGCATTGATTCTTCTTATATTCTAGTATCCACTCACAAGCTTGTATAATTGCTTCAACTTCTGTATTTTCTTTGAATACTTCATCTACTTCAAGTCCTTTAAGTGCATCTGCTCTACTTTTTCCGCAGTAAGGATAACTTTGTATCATTATTCCATAGGTAGAGTATGCCCACTCTTTACACATAGAAGCAAACTCATAAATATTGTACTCATATACATAATCATCCATTCCGTCATTTTTACACATATATAAAAGTTTATTTTGTATTATTCTTTCATTACATATATCATCGTGTCCCAAAACTTCACTTAATAGTAAATTACTTATTTTTAAATCTTTCATTTAGTCTCCTTTTTGAATTCCTTATTTATAAACATTTTGTAGTCCTCGTTTTTGTAGTAGTTATTTATAGTTTTTAATACCCTATAATGTAGCTCTTTTGGAATGTAGGCTATGAGGTCATAATCTGAATTTGAGGAGCCTAAACATAAGCCATCTTCCCAATATTTATATCCATTATCATCTTCTGGCATATCATCACCTCTTATTTCAATATGTACAATCTCACCCATCGCATTTAAGTAAAATCCGTCTTGTTCAATCTTAATCATCTTTCCCAGCCTTATCTTGTCTAAATAAAATATAACCTAAGCTTATTGCTACAACAATAGTGCCTATTAAACTATAAACTGCACTTTCTATTAAAACTTCATTTAGTGTCATTATAGATACTCCCATCTTTGATATTCTACATCTATAATCATAATATCAACTATATTATTAGCTGTCAGTAACTTAAATCTACCGCTTGGTAAATATGCTTTTATTTTCATTTTGTTTCCTCCATATCTTCTAATTCACTTATTAATCTATCAAGATACCATTTTGCCTTTAATAATTCTTGCAACTCATCATCTTTTTTACCAAATCTACTTAAATATTTAAGTGCAGTAAGTCTTAAATGACCTCTAAATTCTTCTTTTGTGCTTTTGGCTTTCATATAGTCAATAGTTTCAATCCCACCTATTTTATAATGCTCTGGATTTATGTAATCTTTGCTCATCTACCCTCCTTAGTTTATATCCGAAATATCAGCTTGAGACTCTTCAATATCTTTTAAAATCTCAGCATCTGTAAATCTTCTTCCAGTAATTTTAAACTCAATCTCATCTACCAGTTTTGCTTTTTCATCTACTGGCAAATCACTTACCTTAACAATATCTAGTAGAGATTTCCATTGTAAAGGTGTTCTTTTTTTATTTAAATCTAACATAAATCTCCTATCTTTTTTTTGCCACTTTTACTGTGTCTAAGCCTTTCACTATTGCTTCTGCTGTTTTAAAGTGTTTTGCTACCAATCCTTTTTCGTTTCCAAACTTTTCAAAATAGCCTTGATACTTTAAAAAATCTATTTTGGCAAATTCTTTATATCCCTTTTGCGAGTATAAACTTAACAGTTCTAAAACCAACATTGCAGGAATGTAATTATCTTTTGCTTTAAAATATTTATCGTGATATGTGCTTATAGAGTTGTAATATTTTGCTATTGGTATAAGTAAAGCTTTTTTCTTGATAATATCTTTTGTGCAATTTATAGACTCAATCTTTCTGCTTATATACTTCATTATCCGTCTTGCGTTTCTTTCGTTTATCGTGCAAGGCTTACCACCACCAGAAGCAAAAATTTTATCTGCTTCCATTAGCTCTTGATGACAATAAGCTAGAACGCACTCATATTTCATTCTTCGCATATCTATTATCATTTTAACTTTTTCCCTTTATTGTAAAGATCAAGAGTATTCATATCATTTAATACTTTTTCGATATTACTTAACTTCTCTGTATAATCATTTTTTGGTAGATTATGTAATTCATATCCAATAAAGCATAAAACAACTAAAATCATTGTTTTAATCCAAATATCATAAATTTTTAGCATTTGTTTTCCTTAAATTAGTTTACAAGCTTCATAATTTGGCTCGTATATCTCATTTTTTGATTGGTTTTGGTCTTTTTGCCATTTGCCACTAGCACCATTTCTAATCCATTCTTCTTTTTGTTTCGAGTCTTGTTTTCTGCAATTAATATGTTTAAATACTTCATTGTTGCATTTAATATTATCATAGCCCATTAATTCAGTTTCATTTATACAAAACACTTGTATATCTTGAATTGTATCTGTAATATCTTTTTTCTTTAATTGTTTTTCAATGTCAAAGCAACCAAAAAAATATCCATTAAGTATTTCATTCTTCATATCATTTATTGTGTTTTTCTTATATAAAGGCTCTAACAACTCTTCTAAAACATTACCAACAAAAGTTAAATAATCAGCTTTTGTAATATTTCTATCTTTTCTCCACTCTCTTAAATTTTCTGTTAAATTTTTATTATTTTTAACTTCTAAACCTCTACCATTTAATAGTCTTTCAACTTCATTTTTCATTCTATTTTCCTTTTTTATAATCTATATACTTTTCAAATATATATGTAATAGCAACTACTATCACTAAACTTATTAAAAACTCTCCAAAATTCATATTAAATCCTCTAATAAACTTTTTAACTCATCGCTAAAATCGTATCCATCATAATCCCTAGCTTTCTTTTTTAAAGTTTTTACAATCTCCATAATTTCCGCTAAATCATCATCTATTGAGTCTATAAACAACTGTAAGCTAGTTTCTTGATTAACTAACTTTTCTTGATGTTTAATCATTGCATTTTCAACTGCACAATCCATTGTTTCTCCTTTTTTTATTTAGTATTTAAAATACTTAAAACGATAGACTACTAGGATAACTTTTCACATACACCCATTAAATCTACCGTTTTAAGTATTTTGTAGTAACATTAAGTTTTTAAATATCGTAAGGCTTTCGCTCTTTTTGTAAAGTCATTATAAGAGATAATTTTCTAAATGTAAACAAAATTTGAAAAAGTTACAAAAGAATTTAATCTGATGTAACTTTTTGTAGCAAATTACAAAGATTTTAGAAGTTCTATAAACTTTTTACTGGCTTCGTTACACCCGTTGGCAACAATAACCGTATGTCCTAAACTTTGAGATTTATTTATAAAGTCTATTTGTGCGGGCGATAACCTCCCGCCTTTTTGTTTTTTCATCTCTATAAATACACTTTTGCCGTTTGGCAATAAAATCTGAATATCTGGAGTACCACTCAAGACACCCTCTAATTTTAACTTTGAAGCTGTTTTAATTCCTCTTTTGCCTCCGTTTGGAATAGCAAACAATATTAAATCTCTAAATTGCTCTACTCCATTAAACCACTTTACAAATTCAACCTGCTCAAGGTGTTCTAAGTCTTTATTCATAACTTGCCTCAAAAAGGACAAAAATCAAGGCTAGGACATTCAGGTTCTTGAACAACATTTAACCACTCTTTTTTAATTTCTGTTTTAAACACTTCACAATATTTAATCTTTTTAAAAGAGTTCTCTAGTTGTTTATCAACTAAATTAATACAGTTATTGCAATTCCTTTTACTTAAATCTTTATAATCATCAAATATTTTATTTTCTACTTTCATATATTTACCCTCTTTTCTTACTATTAATCTTGTAGGCTCTCTAAACTCTTTTCTATTTTCTAATTTTAAAATATCGTCTATGTTTTCATAATAACAATTCATTTCATTTAATACTTTTTTACCAAAAAAGCTATTAATAACTATAAATTCATTTATAACAGTTAATCCTGATAAATAAGTAATTTTAAGACATTCATTTCCACTTTTGCTTATATGTTTGTAATAATAAACATCATCAACAAACATTTCAAAAGGCTTTATATCATCTGAAAACATAGCACCATCGTAAGCTTTTTTCTGATGGTTTAATTCTCTTTCTTCTTTTGGAAATTCCTCGCCGCATTCTATACATTTTGATACTCTAATATGATTAAGCGTTTGACATTTTTTACACTCTTTAGCTTGTATCGGTTTTTCTGATTTTTTACCATTTCCTGCAATAACTGGAACTATATTATCAAGTGTCCCGTGTGTTATTGTATTTTGCCCAAAGTCAAGTATCAAGCAATCTTTCTTATCAGGATATAACCTTAATCCTCTTCCTATCATTTGAACATATAAAGAAGTTGAACGAGTAGCTCTAGCAATTACAACTAAATCACAAATAGGAGCATTAAAACCAGTTGTTAATACATTTATACCAACTAAGCACTTAATTAAACCATTTTTAAAATCATTTAAAATTGAATCTCTTTCATCTTTTTTTGTTGAACCAGTTATAACTTTTGTATTTATATCTTTGTTTAAAAATTCTTGTTGTAGTTTTTCAGCGTGTTCGATAGAAGTAGCAAAAACAATCCAGGCTTTTCTATCTTTTCCATACTCAATAGTTTCTCTTACTACAGCACTAATTAGTTCTTCTTTATTAACTATTTCTGCAATTTCAATATCATCATATTCACCATTCTTTTTAATGGTTAATGTTGATGTATCAATCTGATTTAAAGCACCTTTTGTTATTGGCTTAACTAAGTATCCATTATCTATTAAAAATTTAATATCAACTTCAAAAGATATATCACAAAATATTTTATTTTTACCATAAATAAAACCTCCAAATTGTCTGTAAGGTGTTGCACTTAGTCCAATTATTTTTACATTTTTATTTTTTTCAGATAAAACATCAAATACTTTTTTATATCTTGTTTCGTCTTTTTGATTAACCATATGTGCTTCATCAATAATAATTAAATCAAAAGGTTCTGATTCATTTACTCTATTTACTAAACTTTGAACTGAAGCAAATATAATTCTACTTCTTAGATCTCTTTTGTTTAATGATGCACTATATATTCCAGCAGGAGCATCACACCATATACCTATTAACTCTTGATAGTTTTGTGATATAAGCTCTTTAGAATGTGTTAATATTAATACTCTTGAATAATCATCATAAGTGCAAACATCTTCACACATCTTAGCAATTATTAAACTTTTTCCAGCACCAGTTGGACAAACAATAACTGGATTAATTCCTTTTTTGTTTGTCCAAAAGTCATAAGTTTTTTGTATAGCTTCCTTTTGATAATCTCTAAGCTCTAACATAGTTATTTAACTTGTAGATTCATCTTTGTTTCAATACTTGCACCATCAACAACAATACCATCTTTTAAAGCTTTTTTAATTGCAGTTTTATCGGGTTCAATTTTAATAGTTGTTCTGTTAAATCTTTCATCTTTGTTATCAAATAAAATATCATTAATTGATACTGATTCACTTTTTCTAAAGCTAAAAGAATATTCATTTGTTTCTAACTTTTGATTATTCAGAAGCATTAATTGTAAATTTGTTAAATTATTAATATTTCTTTCAAAAGATTTTTTTCTATTGTTTAAATATTCAATTTTACTTTTTACAGCTTCAATTTTAGCTTCAAATTCAATTTTTAAATCTTGAATATTGTTTAATTTATCTTCTTTTGATAATCTCAAATTTACTATATATTCTTGAATATCATTTTCATTGTTTAAATATTCACCAGTTTCTAAATCAATTTCATTCATTAATTCTTCTAATGCTCTAAACTCTCTTAATATGTCTAATACTTTCATTTGGTTATTCCTCTCTTATAATTTATCCCACATCTATATTTTTCTTTACTCTCGCAAAATTTTACGCAGGGCGTCCCTTTAAGGTCGCACCTCCATATAATATTTACTTTGCCCAAGGTGGCTTAGTTTCTGCTTGTGGTTGAATTGTTGGCGTTGATACATTCCCAGCTTTAGAAAATGATTTAATTTTATTACTTGCATCATAACCATCTTTTGCAGGATTAACACCTATTTTAATATTCATAGGTATATTATGCAACTCTTCACTATTTTGCACTTGTTCTTTTCCAATAGCTTTACAAATCTTAGCAAGTGTTTCTTGTGCTATTCTTACAGCTACTTCGTTTGAGTTTTGTAAGTTAAGATTTTCAAATATAAATCTACCTTTATAATTACCGTCAATAATTTCAACTTTTAAAGTTAAATAGCCACCAGTTTTATCTTTTGTTTCTTTCCATTCAGTAGATGTAATAACAGCGTTCGCAACAGTACCATCGGGTATTACATCATAGCTTTCACTTACTTCTATTTTACTTGCATCAAAATTTAAAATCATTTTATTTCCTTTTTTATTTAATAAATTGTAAAAATGGGTTAAACCCTTTTTCTATTGTTATATCTTCTGATATGCCTAATCTATTTTTTGAAATATGGTTAGCTGTTGGATAACAAGTCATAATTCTTTCACCGTTTGAAATTGCTTTCTTTTTCTCACCACTTCCAGTTGTAAATGTTTTAAGTTTCAAATATGCAACTACATCAACATTATCTGAATAATGAGAAACACTCTTTTTATTCATTCTAATAGTGTATCTAGTATAAGCATCACTATCAGGCATTTCAATAACTTCTGTGTCTGTATGTGCTATAAAAACAATATTCATATTTTTGTCAGCAGATAACATTCCACACCATTCTCTAAACTTTCTATGTACTTCCGAAACAGCACTATGTCCAGCACCATATCCACCTAATGCAGAATTAATACTTTTTGCTTTTGGATCTGAATCTAATATCTCTTTTTCAATAATAATATTTAATTGAGTAATAGAATCAACAACTAATGTTTTAAAATTATGCTCTTCAGTTCCTAGCATAGATATATAATCAAAGCATTCTTTAGTGCCTTTTGCAATTGGAAATAATGCAACATCTTCTCTGCCCTCTAAAGACATAGTACCGTCTTCAGTTCTTAAAAATATTGGATTAGGAAATGTACTTGCAAAAGTAGTCTTACCCATCCCTCCTTCACCGACAATAGTTAAAATCATAGGTTTTTTGCTTGTTGGACTTGTTAAAATTTCATTTAGCATTTTCATCCACCTTGTAGTCTTGTATAAATTTTTCAACTAAATAATTTTCTAATAATTTATCAATTACACCATATATTTTCATTCCGTCTTTTTTTGCTATTTCTCTAATCTTTTTAAGTGTATCTACTCTTATTGGAACACTTGTAAGATTTTTGACTTCTTTCATTCTTCCTCCATTTTTTAAGATAAAGAATTATTGCATTAATTAACTTAAATATAAATTAATTTATTTATATTTTTTAATTTTTTTTAGTATTTAACCATTCTTGAGTAAATTCAATAAAGTATGATTCACTTGTTTTCAATATTATTATTTTTGTATTTCTTTTATTAAACAAAACAGAATCGAATAGATTAATTTCCATTGATTCAGTTTTATAATTGTAAGCTATTGATTTTATATTTTTAGAATCAATCATAATCTAATACTTTTAAATATGGTTCTTTCTATCTCTGATTCATCAAGTGGATCTCCAGCTTGAGAATTCATCCATAATATTTCTTGTTTTATATATTCAGTGTCGCAGTTATGTTTTTCCATATGTTTAGCACAACCATATAAAAATTTATTTCTTCCACCAGCTCCCCATCTTTGATAAAACTCAAAATAATTTAACAATTGTTCTGTATGTGAAAACTTATAAAACCAGTCTTTACCTTCTACATTGTTGCTATTATTTTGGATAATGTTTAAATTAACACCACTTTTTTTAGCTTCTTTTTCTTTCTCTTTTATCTCTTTTGTTTTTTCAAAATAGTATTTAGATTGTCTTAATAAAATATCAATATCAAACAAGAACCCATTACTATTTATTTCTATTTGTGAATGTTCGTAAGCATAATATAATCGTGCTGCATCTTTGGTTGCTTCATCGCTTCCAAATCTCAAGATTAAAAGCTTCATCATCATTTTATATTCATCTATTGTTATATCTGTAAAAGCTCTATTTGTTGGAAGTATTACTCTAAATCTATCACAAATAATACCATTTTTCTCTTTTTGATGTGATCTTGTAGTTGCTATGATATTTTTATATTCACTAAATATAATTTTAGCTTCATTAATTGATAAACCATCATCAAAATCTAACATAATACAATTACATTTATCTAAGTTAGAATAAATCTCTTTTCTATAATTATTATCATATTGAAAAGGCGAATAATTACCATTTGATTTTAAAACATCTGCAAAATCTTCTAGTGATAAAGAGTAGGGCGTGTAATTCTCTGATAAGTGAGTTGAAAAACTGAAATTAATCATAATAAATCCCCTATAAATAGATTATCTTCTCCAAATGTAAACTCTTCAACTTGTATAGTAAGTTTAGCTTTAGCATTTCTAATAATTGAATCAAAATCAATATTATTTTTTGGTAGGTGTAAAATATCGATTGATGGAACTAATTTCATTTCAAATGGGTTATTTTTATATTTTTTATAAATAAGTGGAATAACACCTCTGTTATCTTTTGTACAAGTTATAACTCTTATCCCATCTGCTATTTTTTCTTTATCTTCAATTATATTTTTCCCGTCTTCCATTAAAGGCATTGAAATAGTATAAGCACACCTTACAGCATCAACAAATGCACCTGCTCCCCTTGTGTTGTTTTCACCTTTAGAACTATGATGAATTAATATTATTGTTATATCTAAAGTTTTACACCAGTTAATAAATGGCTGCATAAATGTTCTTGCCTGGCTGTTATCGTTTTCGTTTCCACCGTAAAATGCAAGTAATGGATCAATTACCAATAGTCTAATATCTTTTTCAATACAATATAACTTTAAAGATTCAATAGTATCGTCATCTGATACAAACTCTTTACCTAAAGACTTTACAAGGTGAATAGGAGTATCAATTATCAATTCAACTCTATCTTCATTAAATTCTTCAATTATATTATGCTCTAATAATTTATTAACTCTATGTCTAATATTTCCTTCTTCATCTTCAGTTAGCCATAATCCCACATTTCCACTATGATTTTTTATATATTTATTAGCAATATATAGTGATAAATTTGTTTTACCAACTCCACCTTTGGCACTAATCATACAAACAGTATTTAAAGGAATTGGTAAATCATCTTTTAAAATGAACTCCTGGATTATCTCTTTTGTTTGAGATAGTTTTTTGCTTTGAAACTTTTTCATTTTTTCTTAGCCTTGTTTATTTCTACTTTTTTATTGTAACTACTAACACATAAATCTATTGTTTCTTTTAAATATAAAAAATAAACATTTGATAAATTGTCATATTCAAAATTTACAACTTCATCTTTTTTAAAAAAATCATCATCACTAAAAGAATAAGAACATATTTTTAAAAATAAATGTGATAATCTATCTTTTTCATTATTTAGAAACTTTGTATTTAATATTTGACTACATATTTGCAAACAATTATCTTTTTCTAAAATTGCAGTATCTACTTTAAAATTTTTTATTTTATCTTCAACAGTCCAATTTATATTTTTATTTTCTCTTATACTTTTGTTATAAACATTTTCCCAATATCTTAGTCTTAATTTCTTTTTATTTTTTAAATAATCATCAAAATAATTTGAAAAAGATACAAGCCAAGCTCCAATAAATTCTATTTTATTGAGTGGACTATCATCAAAATTTATATTATTATCGTTAATTTTGTCAATAATAGCTTTTATCATTAAATCTTGAATATTACTATTATTATAATAGTTTCTATTTATGAATTTAGTAAAAGTATCAACCATTTGAGTATTAATTAACAAACTTTTCATAGTTAACTTTCCGACAATTTAAAGTAGTAAATCTGATTATTGAGGGTCGAAGTTCATAATCAGCTTATTTAAAAATATAAGTATATTTACTCTAACCAAAGGGTTATCAAGCGATAACCTTCTTTAGTTCCTAGAACTTCGACCCTCTGGTTAGAATAAACTTTTTTATTAAAAAATATTGTTATTTTACTACTATTTTTATAAAAAAATACTTAATCACTTATTATTGTAATAAACTTAAAATAATATTAAAATAGACCACAATATATAATATATAAAATAATAAATAAAAAATCATATATACTATATATTAAATGATATATAGTATATATTAAATGATATATATTAAATGATAAATTATATGTAATATAATTTATAACTAAAGTTATAAATATTTTATTTTGTTTTCTCTTTTTTTTGTTTTTAAATTCCTTTCGGGTCTGATGCCTACGGCGACCCGATGATTTTTTTTATTTTATATATTGTTACAAAAAGTAACCAAATTTAAAATATTTATCTCATTTTTAATAAATCATTTACAAATAAGTTTTTAATTGGTATAGTTAAAATAAAAAAGGAAATAGAATGAAAAAGTTAATTTTAGTTGGGTTATTATCAAGTGGGTTATTCGCTGATTATTTATGTGATACAGCATTGAGAGATATGCATAAGTATGCAGCCTCAAGTAATAAAGCGTATGAGTTAAAGCTGTTCAATAAAGAGGAAGTTCAAAGAATGTTTTTAAAAAATGAATTGGAAAATGTTTTATTACATTGTAATTTAAGTGAGGAACAACAAAAGATAGTTAAAGGAAACTTAGATAAAACAATTCAAAGAATTTCAATAATAAGACAAGCTTTAAAATAAAAAACCACCCCGTTGATATTAACGAGATGGTTCAAAAAAAAAGGAGACACCTTGAATAGGCGTATCAAATTGTAACACATTTTAAAATATTTTTACTTAATTGAGATTTTAATTGATTTAATGGTTTGGATTTACTATAATTAGGTATAAACAATGGAGTTGCAAATGACAAGTAAATCATTTTCAAGATGTAAAAGAATTAGATTTAAAACAAAAAGTTTTGCTAATAGTGTAAAGTTTATAAAAAGATTTAGAGCTAGATTAGATAGAAGAAAAAATAAAGCTATTTTAAAATACACAAACGATGACACTATGTTAATTGATATTATTAGATGTAATAATGGTAATTTGGAAATAGCGTAAAAAGGATTAATATGACAAAAACATTAACTAAGAAGCAATTTAGAGAAGCATTTATCCCAATAGTGGAAGGTAAAAATATAATAGAGCCTAAAATACAACTTTTACCAGGGGATAAATGTTTGATAAATGGGAATATGTATAGCATAAAAGTTGAGATTTTTGATGATTTGGTTACATTGGAGAAGATAAGTGCAACAAACTAAAATTGAAAGTTTATTAGAAAGTTTAGTTAATATCTTAATTGGGTATTTTACTGCTTTGTTTAGTCAATTTCTAATATTTCCATTGTTTGATATAAACATACCAATTCAAGATAATTTGTTAATTGGATTTTATTTTACTTTAATTAGTTTAGCAAGAAGTTATTTAGTTAGACGATATTTTAACAATTTAGGTAACAAAAAGTAACATTTTAACTATTTTTTAGGTACAATAAGAATAAAAAGAGTTACTTTGATATCTAAGAATAATGAATTGGTTAATATCTATTACGATTTATATAATGTATTAGACAATGATCAACTTTTTATTGACGCTATTAAGCATTTCACAAAGACACCTAAGTTTAAAAGTGCGATATTAGTACAATTAGAGAATTTGAGAATGCTTAAGTTAGAAGAAGAACTTAATATGCTTTATGATTTACCATTGAATACATTGAAAGATTATGCGATGAGGTGGAAGTTGATTTATAAGGCTAAAATGGTTAAGAAGTATCAAAGTAGTATATTTGATTTTTTAGGAGAGTAGATGGCAATAACAGAAACTATAAATGTACAAGATTTTTATGAAGACATATTAAGTTTACATTGGCAAAAATTGGCTCAATTAAAAGAACTTACTGAAACAAGCACTGGAAGCCAACTAAGGCTAAAATCTATAAATGATAGAAAAAAAGAACTACTTAATATTGAAAAAAGAAAAGAATGTATTGAGTTTTTATTTGAAGATTATTTAATTGTGCCAGATTGGTATAAAATTCGATATTCAAAGTATAAAGAGTAGACGATGGCAATAAGTCAAGAAAAATGGGATAAGGCTAAAGCACTATTTGAGCAAGGATTATCATTAAGTCAAATAGAACTAGAAACACAAATTAATAAAACTTCTATATCTAAAAAAGCAAAACAAGAAGATTGGCAAAAATCAAAAAATCAACAGTTAAAGCACGAAATTATCGAAATAGATAAGGAAAAATCAACACTTGACACAAAAATCAACACTACTGTTGAAAAATTAAGCAAGTTAAGTGATTTTGAAATAACAATGTTAGATGAAATGATACAAGATGAAACTGGAGTTAAATCTCTTTTGTTTAGTACAGCTAACTTATCTTTAATTAGAAAAAATCAATTATTGACTAAGAACTCAAAGCAAGTAGTAGAATTTGAAACGATATACAGTGATGAAGGGAAACCTATGTCTAAGACACCAGTTGTTATTGATATTGAATTAAGCCCAACCGATTTAAAGACTATTGATGAAGGAATAGATAAGAATGCAGTTAGTTTAGAAATAGCACCTAGGCACTCAAATAGTCAAGTTAATATCCAGAATACGAATGCAGTTCAAACAAATAATAATATAGACATTGAAAATATGGACGCTAAGCAAATTACTAACGCTTATTTGGATTTGATTAAAAAATAATGACTATTGAACAAAAAATAAAAGCACTTGAAAAAATAAATCAAAATAAAACTAATCAAAAAATAGCATTTGAATATTATAGAGATAAGCCGGTTGATTTTATTAACGATTGGGTAATTACTTTTGACCCAAGATTAAAAGATAATAAATTTATACCTATGATTTTATTTCCAAGACAAGTGGAGTTTTTAAATTGGATTGAAGATAGATATAGAAATAATGAAAATGGTATCTGTGAAAAATCAAGAGATAGTGGAATGAGTTGGTTAGCTATGGCGTGGTCAATTCATAAATGGATTTATGAAGATGGATTTAGTGCAGGGTTTGGGAGTAGAAAAGCTGATTTTGTTGATAAGTTAGGTAATCCTTCATCTATATTTGAAAAAGGGCGTATGTTAATTAGATACTTACCTAAATTCTTTTTGTTTGATGGATTCAAGGAAGATACTCATCTTAATTATATGAGATTTGTTAATACTTCAAATGGTGCAACAATTACAGGAGAGAGTGGTGATAATATAGGTAGGGGTGGAAGAACATCTATCTATTTTAAAGATGAGAGTGCATTCTATGAAAGACCTGAAATGATTGAAGCTTCACTTGTAGCAAATACAGAAGTACAGATTGATATATCTACACCAAATGGGAACGGAAACCCATTTCATAAAAAAGCAACAAGCGGGAATATACCTAAATTTACTTTTCATTGGACGAATGACCCTAGAAAAAATCAAGAATGGAAAGAAAAGAAAATAAAAGATGTTGGAGATATTATATTTGCACAAGAGTATGATATTGACTACGATGCTTCACTCCCTAATATTTGCATAAATGCTAAAACAATAAGAGAGTGTGTAGAAATAGAAACAGATTCAAGCGGTGCAATAATTGCTGGTTTAGATGTGGCTGATGATGGAGAAGATAAGAACGCTATTGTAATAAGACAAGGTAATAAAGTTTTATTTATGGATAGTTGGTCTGGAATTGATGTAGGTCAAACAACTATGAAAGCATTACAGTATTGTCAAGAGTACAAAGCTACTGTTTTAAATTATGACTCTATTGGAGTGGGTGCAGGAGTTAAAGCTACTATAAATATGGTAGGAACTAAAAATATACTATGTAATGCTGTATCAGTTGCAGAAAGTCCAACAGATGGAAAATATGGAGAGAAAACAAATAAAGATACATTCTTGAATTTAAGGGCTCAATTTTGGTGGTTAATGCGTGATAGATTTAAAGAAAAAGCAATATCTATACCAAATGATAGTGTTTTAATTAGTGAGTTATCACAGCCTTTATACTTTTTTAATGAGAATGGAAAAATAAAAATAGAAAGCAAAAAAGATATGAGATCCAGAGGAATTAAATCTCCAAATATTGCAGATGCTTTGATGTTATCATTCTATATTGATACCTCGATAGTAGATTACAACACCCTAACCGCCTTCTAATTCCATTTAATCCCATTTAATTTAGATAAAATACCATTAAAATACCATAAAAGGATAGATATGAAAGGTTGGCTAGATGCTTAATAAAATAAAAGATGTAGGAGGTATTTAATGATAAGTTTAATTACAAGTTTAATTATCAGTGCTTTTTTATATATTGCACCTACTAGTAGAAATGACAAAAAATATACAGTACACAGAAGATATGATGGGGGGATACTTATATGAGTAAAATACAAAAAGGTGAAGTACGAAACAAGTACGGGAGAGCAGGAAAACCCCAAGAACAAAGGGCGGACGGCTGGAATAATGTGCTTTCTAGCTTAGGAAATAAGAATGATGTTAGTTCTTACACTAAATACAGCTACGACCATAGACTATCATTTCAAATGCTTGACAATCTCTATTCAGGTGATGGAATTGCAAAAAGAATAGTAGATATAATCGTAGATGATGCTACAAGAGATTTTATTGAAGTAGAGGAAAGCTTAGAAAAAGAATACGATAGAATCAAACTAAAACCTACTTTGGTTAAATGCTTAAAAGATGCAAGATTATATGGTGGCTCGATTTGTGTAGCTTTAGTTGATGATGGTGGAGAGTTTGATGAGCCTATCAATTTTAATAGAGTTAAGCAATTAATTAAACTTAGGAATTATGATAGATGGCAAGTGAGTTGGACTACTACTGATTTAAACAATGACCCGTTAAGTCCTAATTACGGAATGCCTGAATATTATCAAATATCACCTTTAGTAGGTATGCCTTACAGAGTACACGTATCAAGAGTGTTTAGATTTGATGGTATTCAAACACCAGAGAGAATTAAGGTTGATAATAACGGTTGGTGCGATTCAATTTTACAAGGTTGCTTCAATGGTTTAATGCAATATGGTAGCGTTGCAGGATATAGTGCAAATATTGTAAGAGATTTTATTCAAGTTGTTTTAGGTGTTAA